TATATATACCCCACTAGCAAAACATTCATAAAAACATGAGGGGCTAGGGGTACTAGTTCCTCTCTATATTATATTGTCCCCTTGTCACATACTAAAAAAACACAAAACATGCTATACTAAAGAACATGAGATCCGTTTGGCCTATAACATGTCTTCTATTTACTATCGTCATCACAGATCCATATGCTGATATTACCTATGGAGAAATAGATGTCTACGAGTATGACAAAACCCCCGAAAAACAACCAAGAAAACCAAGAAAACGAGATGCCTACAAAAAGAAAAAGCTGGTTTGGTGCTGGATGTGCGATCCTCCTCGGCTTATTTATAGGAAATAACTGCCCATTCTGCGATAGTAGATGTGGAGATCCTTGGTGTCCCTACAATTAACCATGTAATATGAAAACTGTACTTTCAATTTGCAGTCCTATTCCGTAGCCTGAGTACGAAATAGTCATGTTTTGCCTACCTATTTGCATATTATTATACACATATGTTAAGATACACCTAGGAGGGTACTGAAATGTATCAGAATCCTAAACAAAAGGTGTGTAAAATCAGTGTTTTAATTCATGATTTGGACTTTCTTCTTAATAAATTAGCTGAAAAAGACGAGGAAATAACTGAATTAAGTGAGAAACTTGAAGCTTTACAGGCCACTTTGATTGAACCTAAGCGATCCGTGAGACTCCGAGGGGCTAAATTGAGTTAATTGCCCGATTGTGCCCTACACTTAAAAGGGTATAATAAGTTCATGGACCCTAAACCTCCTCCCATTCCTGTGGAGCAAGAGGATAACATCCTCGAAATTCCTAAAAGAGACATATATCTTGAGAGACTGGACGCTGTTATCGGATTCATTCAGGAGTGTACGGACGAAACCGGGGAGGACCCTTGGGAGTACTTCCGTATGCACCTCGAACATAAACTAATTGAAGGAAGACTCCTTTACCAAGTCTGGACAGACGCAGGGTACGAATAGTTTGCCTCCTATATGGGGGCGTTTGGACATGCTAAACTGGGTAGATGAAGAAGCTATTAGTATTATTTCTATTAATTTCCTGCAATGACCTATCAAAAGATCCTCTTTGTACGAACAAGGCGAAGATTACAAAGGACGCTTTTACGAAGGGATGTTTTGTTGGGTCGAAATTTTTCATAGAATATGGGACGAGGAACCCAATACCTCAAGGCCAGCTGGGCGAATTGTTCAGGCTATGTGATGAATTTTACGTGAACACAAGTAAGTTGGAAATGTAGAGGAAATGATGTTACGATTGTTATGCGGGGAAAGGTATTACTTTGTAACAATAACTATGTAACTGCGATTAATTTGCTTGTTTACCTGGACCCGCACATAAGGAATAACATGGCGGATATATTATTAGATAAAATATTAAATGAAATTAGTGACAAGAAGATACGTCAAGCACTAGAGAGCGACCTGCCTGAGCGGGCCGTATTTGGATCCGGGGGAGTCGCGTCGTTTTTAGGAACCACCGAACTACCTCCGGAGGCGTATGGAGTTAACTATTCAAATCTATCTGAACCATATCAAAACGCAATTGCAGAAGTTGCCGATTTGGATCTTAAAAAAATAAGAGGTAAAGGTGGACAGACTGCTCTCCGAAAAGCACTCGCCAAACAAAAAATTTCAGGTGAAGATGCAGAGAGTTTTATAAAGACAGTTAGAGAATCTGCAGAAGTTTATTTAGATAAGAAAACAAAGAAGATATTAAAGTCATCTTCCAAGGGACCAACGCCTAAGAAGATTGGTGACATAATAGATATGGTTAAGACAAACCAGAAAGGCGTTCCCAAGATAAAAACAGTTGGCAGATATCTAGGCAGAGCATTGCGAGGTTTGGGTACAGCGAAGGCGATGGGAACCGGAGCCGTCCTAGGTGCCTTACTTATGAAAGCACTTGACTCCGGAGTCGAAGAAGAAAGACCTTCAGAAGCAGAAGCTCCAGTAGTTGAACTAGCTCCAGGAGAAGCTCCAAAAGAAGTACAAACTTTAGAAGATATAAGAAGAAAGGCACAAGAGTTAAGGAGTAAACTATGAGCTTGGTAAATCTTGCAAAAGCGCAAGAAGAAATGAAACTCAGTGAACTTGATAAGATTATCAAAGTCATTGAAGAAAAACACAAACAGATGGAGGCCCTAGCAAAGGCACCATTAGAATTCGAAAGGGCGCGTTCAAAGAACAGGCTTGATGGTATCAAATCTGAATTGAAACGCCAAAAGATAAATAAAGATATTTTGAAAGAAATATTAGATATGAGAGAGGAGAAAGAGGGCAGGGCACTTGTTGGTAATTCTCCAGTTCCTGTATCACCTGATGCTCAAGGCTTACCGCTACTAGATAGCCTTGCCAATAGAAGATAATGTAGTTAGGCTATATAGATGGAAACCTTACCTAAATTACACGACTTCGAAGGCGATTTATTATCGCCCGTTCTCAAAGAGAGAATGGCAGCAATTCCAATTGAACTCAGACAAAAAAGTGAGAAAGAACTCAGAATAAAACTAAACCCATCAATGGATCAGGTTCAGCTTAAACAACAGTTCCATAAGGAATTAAAGATAGCGAAAGAGCGGAACCGGAAAATGGTTATGAAGAGGGTGTATGATGGCACCTATAAAAAAGATTTCTTTTATGAAAACGTTTTGTTTAACCATTTGCTGATGGCATGGGTAACAACTCCCGTAGTTGAATTAGAACTTAAGATCAGCGCCGCTCTTTCATTGGCGGCGGATAGGTTTGAAGAATTAGTCAACATGGATATCAATACTAAGAAAAGAATCAAAAATGAAAATGATGAATGGATCATGGTAGAAGAGATTGACCCAAAGAAAGCCATGGTACTAGTGACAGTTATAAAACATCTGGCCGACAGGCATATGGGTCTTTCTGTTCAAAAACAAGTTACATTAAATGTTAGCGAGCCTAGTCTTAAGGATGGAGATAAAGCAGAACTTGATATGGAAAAAGTTAACAGTCGACTAAGGGAACTTGAAGAAAAATTGGGAGAAACTAGTGTTGCTATACTCCCACCGGCAGAAGATTAGGAGTCTATTATAAACAAGGAAGATATCCTCGAACTTAAACTTGAGAAAGTTAAGTTGATGGAGGAAAGACTTAAACTTAAGGAAGGGTTGCCGTTCAAGTATGGATTCAAAAAATACAAGTGGCAAAGTGATTATTGCAATTCAAAACGGAACCGTCACCGTTTTATATGTGCCGCCAATCAGATTGGGAAGTCTACTATTCAAATTTGCGATCGAATTGATATTGCTACATCTCCTGATTTATGGCCCAAGCTTTGGCCTCGACAGTTTAAATATGGTACAGCTGCCAAGCCGTTTAGCTGGTATCTATATCCTAACCAAGACACCGTCATGTCGGAGTTTGTCGAGAAGTGGGTTCCTTACTACCTTCCCCGCGGTGAATTCAAAAATCATCCAGTCTTTGGCTGGAAAGAGCAAATCACTAATAAAATGCTTAAGCACATTACCTTTAATAGTGGATGGAGGATCTACTTTAAGACATATGGTCAAAATGTACAAGACCTCCAATCTGGTACTGTATGGGCAATAGACTGTGATGAAGAACTCCCTGAAGATTTACTTTCGGAACTTGAAGCTCGGTTGTTTGCTACTGATGGTTATTTTTCTATGGCATTTACTGCAACTCTTGGTCAAGAAGTTTGGAGACAAACAATAGAAGGAGAGGGTGACGAAGAACTTTATCCTGATGCCTGGAAGAGACAAATTAGTATGTTGGACTGTCTTAAATATAAAGATGGAACACAGACTCCCTGGACAAAAGAACGTATCGATCAAATTATTAGAAGCTGCAAAAGTTCTAATGAAGTTAAGCGAAGAGTATACGGAAGATTTGTTGTTGACTCTGGATTGAGATATCCTGGATTTGAAAGGGAGAAAAATTATGTCGACAGACCTGAGAGTAAAGATGGAAAAACTTATACTGGTCCCCCAAACGGTTGGTCTGTGTATTCTGCTATTGATGTCGGTAGTGGTGGTAAGAATAATCATCCTGCCGCTTATGTATTTGTTGCTGCTTCCCCTAACCTGGATAAGCTCCGTGTTTTTAAAGGAAAGAGGCTAGACGGGATAGAAACTACTGCCGGGGATATATTAAAATATTACACAACAGATAAAGGTAGGATACAAGTAGCCGCTCAAGCGTATGATTCTGCCGCAAAGGATTTTGGTACTATAGCGATGAGAATGGGTTTTGGATTCAATAAGGCCAAGAAAGATCATGCTATCGGGGAGTTAGCTCTAAACACAGCGTTTAAGTCAGGTATGTTGAAAATATATAAAGACGAAGAATCGCTCAAATTAGTACGTGAATTAGAGACTTTACTACTTTCTACGCCAAAGAATAAATCAAAAGATGATTTTATAGATGCCTTAAGGTACGCGATTATGGAAATCCCAATTGACTGGGATAAGGTACTGGAAGGCGGAGAGATAGAAATTAAGAAGGAAAGTAACTTACCAGATCCAAAAGATAGGAGGGCGATGTATGACTACTGGGACAGCGAAGAATACAGGAAGGAAAGCGAAGACGAAATTGAAAACGAACTCAGCTTCTGGGGAAATCTGTACGGCAGTTGAAGTATGTAAAATTATAAAGGCTTGCAAGGAATCCGGCGTATCATATCTAGAATTTAACGGGCTTAAGCTCAATTTCTCTAATCCACTACCGGAAGAAAGTTACCACATGCCCCAAATGGTTGCAGATATACAGGAAATGGGTGATAATAATACAGATTATGTAAATGTAACGGACTCCGCAGAAGTCTTAACGAATAATATGGAAGAAATGAAAATCATTGATCCATTGGCTTACGAAAAATTCCTACAAGAAGAGGATGTGAACCATGCCTAAATTCACAATACAAAAATTAAAAAGAATGTATAGTAACGCCAAAGATTGCGATGAAAGAACATTTGCAGAACAAAGGACAAATATACTTCTAAGATCAGGTGATCATTACAATAGACGTTCAAAAAACTATCCTGAAGATTTAAGAGTAAGAGGAAATGTCAACAAACAAGACAAAATCAGATTGGTGAAAAACCATATCCACAGAATTACCAACCTATTTATCAACTCCATTCTGGAGGGAAATCCTTCTATCGAAGCTGTTCCTTTTAATGACAATGAACTCTCAGATGTTAAGAACGCAGAGATGAGTAATGCAGTTTTACGTTGGGTAAAAAATACCAACGATTGGAGCCGCAAGCAAGAAAAACTCGTCCATGACTTTATTGTAATTGGGGAGACTTGGGCCAAGATACGTTTCGACTATAGCAAGGGGCCAGTAGTAGCCCAAGACGAAAAAGGTAACCCGGTCAGATCTGGAGAGTTTGTTGTCGACCGTGTATTTGCTTTTGATTTGAAAAGAGATCCATCTGCACGGGAGGCATCCGAATGTCAGTGGTGGATTCACGAACAGATGGTGGACATAGATGAACTAAGAGAAACTGTAAAAGAGTTGTCCCCTGAAAATGTAGAAAAAATAACTCCAAGTGTGGCCAAGGCGAACTATAAAATATTCGATGGCAACGCCGGTGCTTATAGCGATATGAAAAATCAAGCTGCTGTTAAGGAGCTTTTTTATAAACCAAACACAAGATATCCGGAAGGATACTATGTTATGTTTGTTGATGAATTTATTATAACAGAAGGGGAACTACCCTTTGGAATATTCCCTTTGGTTGGAGAAGGATTTGACGAGATGACTACATCTCCGAGACACACTTCTATTATTAAAGTTTGTAGACCATACCAAGTAGAAATAAATAGAGCTTCTAGTAAACAAGCTGAACACCAAATCACATTAGGTGATGATAAGGTATTTATTCAGAAGGGTACTAAGTTAAGTTCGGGAGGATTATTAAATGGAGTCAGGGCCATACAATATACTGGTGCTATACCTATTATTCAGCCTGGGCGTACTGGGGAGCATTTGGCTCCGTACGGTCAAGCACAAGTTGCAGAAATGTACGAAGCGTGCGGTTTATCGGCGATACTAGAAGATAAGGCAGCACAGACGGGAGATCCGTTTCAATTATTGTTTAGATCAATGAAGGAAAAGAAAAGATTCGTTAAGTATGTCGGTAAGTATGAAAGATTTGAAGTAGAATTATTTAATAAGGTTATCCAAATGGCCAAGGCCTATTTGGACGACGGACATATGATAAAAGTTGCAGGAAGAAGTGAAGCAGTAAACATTCCAGAATTTAGAAGGATGGACGATGCAGGATTTCAAGTTAAAGTTATTCCTCAATCAGGTGATGTTGAAACTAAGTTTGGAAAGATACTTTCACTTACTCAGGTTATGCAATATGCAGGAGGCTCTTTATCTCCCGATCAGCTTGGTAATATTATAAAAGAATTACCTACAGGCAACAAAGATCAAGCGTTCTCTAGTTTAACCGCGGACAGCGATAATGCTAAGAACGATATACTAGCAATGGATAGAGGTGAACCAGTACAGATTAATCCGTACGATAATCATAACTTCTTTATCCAATCAATCACACACAGAATTAAAAAATCAGATTTTAGATTTCTTGATCCGCAAATTCAAGATCTCTATTTTCAAAAACTTGCTCAGCATGAACTTGCTTTACAGCAACAAATGCAAGCTATCCAACAGCAGAGTATGGGAATGGTTCCGTCTGGGGGTTTCTTAACTACGGTTAATGCTTCCTGGAATAACCCTGCCACAGGCAGAGTTGAAAGAATTAAAGTACCATCCGAAGCTATTAAATGGTTAGTGGACAAGTTAAACGGTCAAGGAGCTTTTGCTGCAGAAATGGCTGCACTACCACCCGAGTCACAAGCAAGTATCGCGGGAGGCGCACCAGCTGAAGAAAGTTCTTTACCACCAATATCTCAGTCGCAAACTGAGGGCGCAATGACTGCGGCCGAAAGCCAAGGAGTATAAATGAGCGAAGAAGAAGTAGAAAACACAGAAGTAGAAGAAGTAACCGAAGTTGTTTCCGAGGAAGACCACTCGGAAGAGGCACAGGAAACCGCGCCTGAAACTGAAGAGACTTCAGAGTACACACCTAACTTTACATACAAAGTTAAAGATGAAGAGTTTGAGTTCGATGAGTTTCTTAGAAACAGCGTAACATCTACGGAGCAAGAAGAAGCACTAAGGGATCTTTACACAAGATCGCGAGGTTTGGATGGCTACAAAGATAAGTTAACTGGTAAAGAGAAAGAATACAGCGAACTTATGAGTGAAACCAACCTTTATGTTGATGGTTATAAGAATTTAAAAAAGCACGTTACTTCAGGTAATGAGACAGGAGACTTGAGAGAAATTCAAGTTGCTCTTGGCATGGATGAAGACGCAATCATTAAGTATGCAGGTAAACTCTTAAAGGAGAGGGATCTCCCGGAGCATGAAAAAACTTTATTATACGAGAATAGGAACCTCAAAAATCAGTTGTCATCTGTCGAAAACAGAATGGGCCAGTTTGAACAAGACAGTCAGGCTGCCAAACAACAACAGTTTATATCTGCAATCCAAACTTCAGTGCAACAACATCCTGATGGGATGAAGTTAAATGAAGCTATGGCTGCTGTAGGCAAAAACATGATGGAGGAATTGTACCACTTAGGTGATAAAATGAACAACGCAGGGTTGAAACCTAGAGTGAATGATGTGGTTAGTAAATTAGTTGAAGACCATAAGTATTTATTTGAGTTTCAAGACTTAAAAAACAATAAACAACCAGTATCAGAACCTGATATTGCCAACAAGCCTACTCTTCCAACCGTTAAAGGTAATAATACCGCAGCGATTAAAAAAGAGCTTGGATCCCTTGAGGACCTTAGGGCACTGGCAAGATCTATGGGCTGATAAACTAGGAGAATAAAATGGCAACAGCAAATAAATCTTCAGGTGGCGACAGAGGCCTGAATGATATGCTCAAAGACTATATGCCGTACAGGCTATTGTCTGATGAGATTATTAAAAGAGATTACTTTCTCTCTACCGTAGAGAAAGATCAAAAATGGAAAGGTGGACAACTACAAGTCCCGTTTCTTGGAGCAAACGCGAGTTCAGTATCTTTAGGTGGTTTAACTTCAAGTACCGATATCGCTGACGATGATTTCGTTAGAGGAATTGTGGATAACTATTCAGAACTTTGGGGAACTATGCAGTTTCACCAAAGAGACTTAGATTCTTTATCTGGTGGTGAAGGCGCTTTCGTTGATCTTATTGGTGACAGAATTGAAGTATTTGCACAAACAATGAAAGAGGCATTATCAGGCCAACTTTTAAACGGTGCGGATTTTGATGCTGTTATTGGTGCAGGATCAACTCTTGCAGATGGTATCGTTAAAGTATCTAGACCAGAACTTTTTCAAGTTGGTCAGAAGATTGAAATAGATCAAGGGGCATCGGGGCAAGCTTATTATGTTCGACAA